TGTCCATATGACGAGTCGTCTTTAGCTGTGCCGTTGTTGCGGCGATCTGATCAAAAAAAGCATTTTCACCAACAACAGTTTCATTACGAACGGCATTACGAAGGCGAGAACCTTTCTGCTGACTGAGCAAATCAACATTAGCTTTATACTGCTCAACCATTGCAGTGGTTATTTCTTGACTCATAATCGTCCTCCTGTTAAAATTAGAAAACTTACCTTTGCCGAGGGTAGTCTCCTAAGTTATCTCAGGAGGCCCAATTTATACGCTTTGCAGGGGCTTGGGCCTAATCTGCGGATTGCCACTGGTGGCAATCTAAAGTGCTGCTACACCTGTAACAGTTTCTGGAACGGGTTTCGTACCATGTAACTGTTGATTTAGAGTAGCAACCTTTTGAACTATACTTTTATGTTCAGGATGCTTACCATCAAAATATGCTTTATGTGCCATAAGACTTGAAATTTCTTCCTGTACTGATGATTTAGATTTAATGAGTGCGCCAGTGGATTTATCTAATCCTAAATCCTCAGCCATCATATCCCCAACCTTAAACATGGCACGAATAAAAGCAGGACTTTTACCTATACCTGAAGTTTTTATCAACTCCATAAATTCAGAACCACCGATCTCTTGCATGGCTCGCTGCATTAAAACCTTCTTACCATCATATGCAGTACCATATTCAGTTCGTAACTGAATCTCGGTGTTAATGCCTTCTTGTTCTACGAACTTCATGGTTTCGTTATATTTATCAGATGTTTCTTTCGTGAAGCCAGCATACAAACGTGTGGCCTGAGTATCACTCAAACCCAACTCATGTGCTATTTTTCGGAACCAAGAAGAATCTTTCTCTAAAGATTCTTTAATTATAGGATTAATATCTGCTGCTGCCTGGAGTACGTACAACTCGTCAGTTTCAGGTCTACCAAGTTTATTATACAATTCCATCCGTTCTTCGTCGGTAGTAGGCATCTTTATAACATCTGCGCCAACCAATTTCTTAGTATGCACAAATGACTTAGCCACGTTTACTGGCATTGGAATCATCTCTGATTCATCTTTAAAATCAACTAAGGATGGTTCCGCTTTCAACTCATCTGGCAATTTTGAGTGCCAAGTTTCTACTGGTGGATCTACTGGTGGATCTACTGGTGGATCTACTGGTGGATCAACGGGTGGTGAGGGGGGAGCTGGCATCCTAATCCTCCTTCGCCAGATCAACAATATCCTCTGGCTTTAGTTTTAATATGGTTAATATTCGTAACACTACGTTACGTTCTCCTGCCATTCTTGCAAGTTCAATAGGATCTGAATCAAACCCCACATCAAACACATGATGCGCCGCACACATATCTTTAAGCACTTCTCTCGAGTGTAAGCCTTCAACACTAAATACTTCTTGATATGCTCTATATCTTTTTTTATTAAATAAATCTTGTATTTTATCTGTGATTGCCACTGGTGGCAGTCTCCTTTATATTCGAGTTAAATATATGTATTACATTTGTATTCTTTAATCTTACAATCAACACTCCTTTTTTAATCTCAAGATCAGTATGATCTTCAGAGGAATCATAAGGTATATATTTAAGTCCTTTTCGTCTTTTTATCATTGTAATGTCCCAAAAGCTCCTTCTGGCATCATGCCAGCTTCTTTTGCTGTGGATGCTGCTCGTGCCATAGCATCTACACCCTGTCCAGAAGCTCTAAGATTTTCAGCTTCTTCTTTTTTCTTCTGTACTTCTGCCCTTGCTCGTCTTATCTTCTCAACAACATTCTTACTATTAAGAAATTTAGCACTAACACTAAACATATCAAATACACCACGACCCATTTCCTCAACATTAAATATATCCATTATCTCAGGATTCATTTTAATCAAAGGTTCAAGAACATTAAAAGCTCTCATAAGACCGTTGGCTTCTACTTGTTCCTGCGCTCTTGCGATAGGTGATGTATATACAATTTTAACGGGTTGCTGTACTAATATTTCTGGCATAGGTGGAAATTTACCAGCTCTCTCAAGCAGTCCATAAACTCGTCTTATAAGTGGCCCAAGAAATTCTGTTTGGATACGACCTAACAACGGCCCCATTAATCGTAGCTTTTCTTCAGTTCGTTGCATAACTTCGGTGGCAGTCATTTGTGGGCCAGTATGTAATTGTAATTGATCTACATAGAAGGCTTCACGAATACGTTTATGTAACGACTCTATATATTCTAACCCTATACCTGGATTTCCGGTAGGTAGAATATCTATATCTGTTTTCATATTAACTCTGCCTTTACGATAGAAATTAAGTCCACCTGGAGTTGTTCGTAAAGGTCTTAAGAACCCCGCATCAGGAAGCATTAAAGCTGGATCAACAGTTTTTTGAGCTGCACGAATTGTAACTTGTGCTACTTTTTGACACATCTTATTATCAGGTAAAGCAGTTGCACCTGGCCCTCGACCATACGTCTCAAAAGATTCTTTATAAAATCTCGCCGCCATAAAAGGAAGCTCACTATATCCACCCTCACGCATAATATGCTTTTCTTTCTTTTCGATATAAATGGACGCATAAGGTTTTTCAATAGAATTAAAGGATAACATATTATAAGTTTCACGTGGTATTATAATATGAAAGCCTTCAATCTTTGTATCGAGTTTATTGTCATCAACAAACTTTTTAGTCGTAGGCGATAAGTTATCTTTTTTAAACTTCTTCACAAGCTGTTCGACTGTTCGATTATATTTTCTATACAAGGTATCAACAAAGCCGTATTGATTTTCTATGAAATAACATTCATATAGCGGAAGGGATAAGAAGGACAGAGAATCTTGTTCAAGTATCTCTTCTACAAACATACAGAGATTTCCAAACGCCCCATAAGACAGATATGATTCATGAGCAGCAGTAGAAAATCCAGCGGATGACTTATTGATTTCGTGATACATTATTTTAGACACCTCATCTAAATACATAGCCACTTCACGAATATCATTAAATCGAAGATCAACAGGCAAGAACTGCGCCCATTGATTTGCTGAAGAAGTAAGAAGGGAGAATAGACCAGAGGAAAGAAGTTGATTAGCGTGAATAGCTACAGAATCATATACTTTCTGCATACGCTTCTCACCTGGAGTAGGAGTATAAATAAAGTTAGCATGTTCAGGATAGGTTCTCTCTGCTATTTCCTGCCATAAGTTATCAAAATTAGCACGGTCAGTATAAAGACTTTCTACTCTACGACAATGCCATTCAACTTCAGTTGGTGTTAATTTAGGCATAGTATCTCCTGGCGTTCTTGTCGAACGCTTTAAGCGAAAGAACCATCTTTTTTCAATGGTGCATGAAGTAGTTGTTCGATCTCGATATTGATAAGTCTATGCTTCTGCATGAACTCATCAAGGACAAGTCCTTTTGGAGATTCTGCGAGTTTACGGGCTTCTTTAATCATTTTAGGAGTCAGACTGCCACTGGTGGCAATCTGCTTTTCCAATCTTGCAATTCTCTTTTTTGCAGATTCTTTTGGCAGAATAGGTCTTGATACCTTTTCTTCCTTTTTTGGAATCTCAGTTGCTCCTGCGAAATCAAAATCCTCAGTTTCTGGGGTATCATCTGTTGTACTCATCACGCACCTCCACATTTAAGATTGCCACTGGTGGCAATCTGGATTATAAACCTACTACTACTATACCACACTTTTAAGTGAATGTCAAGAACTATTTTTTCAGGCATCTAACCTAATTATAAGGTATTTCCATATAATCAAGAGGCAAACTTAATTTTAATTTTTTAATACAATACTCCCAATGCTTTGGGTGTAATATTTTCATTTTTTGGAATCTATTTGGTTCTTTCTCAAGATGAACCCCAAACATACAAAACATACATCCGGTTGTAGCCCAACCTTTATCATAAATTGAAGAATATGATATGTTAAATCCTTTTAAATAATTCCATATATCTTTTTTAGTCCAAAAATATAATGGATGCGACTGAGGGGGTTTGTGGCTAAGAAATTGCCCACAACCACCATTTCTAAGATATTGTTGTTGTCTTAACTGACTATCTGCATAAGTGTTTCCAATATAAGATGCACCTAAAGATTTTGTTGGTTGTTTTTTAAGATAGTTACAACATTTTTCACTTATTTTAAAAGGGGCATAAAGTAAAAAATGCCACTTATTAGGTAATTTACCAGATTTATAGCTATCATTAGCACCTAAAAGTCTTTTATTATACAATTTTTTAGATTTCGTAGTACGCATTTCCATTAATTTTTGAGCAACATCCTTACTCACAACAGGATATCCATAATGTTCGATAACTTCTTTAAATGTTTTCGTAGGTTTAACCCACGTAACGTTATCACATTTTCTTACGAATTTTAATATTTCAGGATATTCTAAACCTGTATTACAAAATATGGCTTTAATGTTTGGGTCAACTATTCTCGCAAGATTTAAGAGTACTGTTGAATCTTTCCCTCCTGAAAAACTTACATATACGTCCTTATCCCACGCTTCATACCATTTTGTAATTAAAATCAATGACAACTCAATTTTATCATAAAGAGGTAAATTTTGAAGACGTTTAATTTTTTCAGCAGGGGTTTCCATATTAACCTCTTTATCCTAAATAATCATCAAACTCATTCCATTGTCTGTTCCGTTCTTCCATTAACTCTAATTCTTTATATTCCTGTATAGCATGAAGTTGTGGTATAACCGAAGCGTCTCTACGCATACCCACGCCCCATGCAAGTTGTCTGAAAGCGTCTGCAAAATGTTTAGACCAATCCTTAACTGGAGACTCTCCAAAGGTTTCTTTCTTTTCATCCCATTCACGCCTATAGGATTTTAAAGCCTCTACACCATCTTCGCACTTTTCTTCATCAAACAAACATAAAGGCACTAATTGACGCATAGCGTTGTGTCCTTCAGATAAAGCATTTTTATCAGCGACACCTATTCTTGGTATAGTAGTTATATTTTTTAAACCTAAATCTTCAAACGTCTCACGTCTTGTCCGACCCGTACTATATTCATGTACTTCAACATCATGAGGAAAGAAATGTTCTTCATAGGTGTATGGTTTCTCATTTAATATATTGACATAATGCCCTGCGGGTTTGCGGTTACTGGAATAACAGTCAATCAGCCAAACCTCCCTACCAGAAAATTGTACAAACCATATAGTATTAGTATCATCAAATCCTAAATCCCATGCTGTAGTCACTGGAAGATTTGGTTCCCAGGGTACTCTACATATTCGCTTATCCTCAGCAGTTTTAGTCATCAGATCACCAAGTATAGAACCCACAAGACCGGCATCAAATGAACAGTGATACTCTTGTTGTATTAATTCTTCTGGCATACCTGACTGTCGTTCTATCTCTATATCTTCTTCAGTGATGACTGGAGAACCGTCATGTCGTTTAGTGTCTAATATTGTAAGAAGTTCGGAAAACCAGAGATCCGATTTCTTAGCAAACTGATACATTTTCCACAAAGCGTTCTTACCTCTTGGAGTTCCGTTGAATAACGCCCATCCTTTATTTTCTACAAGAATCGGTCTGAGATAATTCCATGCTGCGGGTTTGTGGAGAGAAAATTCTGAGAAGATAACACCAATAGGATTAGAACCAACGATAGCATCAATATTATCAGAACCCATCATACGGATAAAAGAACCGTTGACAAGTTCGAGAACCATTTGTTGATTTTCTTTTCGTTTAATAAGGTCATCAGGAAAGTGATCTATAAATCTAAAACCAGAGGAGTCAGTACCTTCCCATATAATAATACGTGCCTGTTTATAATAGGGTAGTATATAGAAATAAGTACCTACACGCTTGAATGCTTCACGAGCAAGTATATTAATAAAAGTCTTATCCTTACCTGCCCGCC